TCAAAAAGAAGGGATGGCTTCTTGTCGGTAGCCCAACCGATGATAAAGTGGCCTCACTAAACGGCGGCGCGTATATAAGCGTAGATTACCGATCTGCGACTGATCTGATAAAATCCGCATATACGCGAGCCGCTGTTGAGGTATTAATCGACAAAGGAGAAGGGTTAAATGAGGACGAGGTGTTAGCACTTCGGGTACTCGGTTGCTTGCGCATAGACGGAAAGCAGGTGACCAGGGGTCAACCAATGGGTAGCTTGATGAGCTTCCCGTTGCTTTGTCTTATAAATAAGACGGTTGTCGACCTAGCCCATAACGATCTCCTGATCGAAGGGAAAATTGGTGCTGAGGAGTGGCGCCTTCATCGTTGTCTCATCAACGGCGATGATTTGTTACTCCGGGATTTGTCAGTCCCGGGCCTGATGCCGCGTATAGTTGCCCACGGCGAGCGAGTGGGTCTTATCGTGAACGACGATAAGACAATGGTGCATGCCAAGAAGGGGGAGATAAACTCCACCCTCTTCGATGACGGCATAGAACAAAAGAAAATTAATTGTGGAGCCCTGTTCATGGGGCGTGATGTGGAGGATGTCATCGGGTTTGCCGACCGATCGTCCGTTACCACCGAAGGATTCATGTATCTTGTGAGGAGGCACAAGAACCTGTTGGCGAGAGCCAGCAGCAAGATACAAAGTCCCCTTTGTTATCGCAGGTTTAACGCGCTTGTAAGAGACAAAGAGATCCGACGAGCATTATGCTCCGTGCCAACCAGTGGCGCCGAATCCACCAATCCCTTCCCCGTAGTAACCAAGCCTGTAGGTTACGATTTGTCACGCGAGGAAGAGATTGTTCTCATAGACGCTAGGGTCTGCAGGCTCCGTGAAGAAGGGTACACACCTAAAAAATGTACTCGGCCGAATATCACGGAGGGGGGCACCGTTTCGTTGCGTGCTGCTCTCAAGAGAAAGAAACCATCCCCAGAGGTTACCCTCAGAGTCCTTGCCCAGGGATGGGAGTTGAAGACAAAGGAAAATTTGAAAACTGAGGATTCCCCAGTGTACATTGTGCCGTACGAGCATGTATGCGACGAATGTGCTAGCAGATCTAGGATCTGCCGTTTCATCTGTGAAATTAGGGAATTACAACGACAAGCGTGGTTGCCCGTAAGGGCTAACCAGGTGCCTGGCGATGA